GTGGATTGATATCCCGCCACTCTCCGCTGAACAACAGATTATTCAGGCTGAACAGAAAAGAACGGTATTGCGTTCTATGGCTGATAAGGAAATAGTCTGGAGACAGGATGCTTTTGATGCGGAAATCGCGACGGCAGAAGAAACCGCCGCGTTATCTGAATGGAAAAAATACCGGGTCTTGCTGATGCGCGTTGATACATCAAATCCCGTCTGGCCTACGCCTCCGGGGGAGCAGGCCAATTGATATCCGGCGCGGTGCTGGTATCTGTTGCCGTCACCGCGTCAATGTAATCCAGCACAGCGTTAAGTCTAGTTGTTTCTGCCTGCGTCAGTTTACGTCCGGCCTGCAATTTCAGTTGAATCAGACTGATGGAAGCCATTGCAGTATCAATCAGCGACTGGCGCTGTGCTTCTGCCGCTTCTACTGCGGCGCTATGCTGTGCCTCGGTATCCGTCACCCATTTCTCACCATCCCATTTATCGTATGGCGTTAATGGGGCAATAGTGGTTGTATTTTCAGGATAGTCGCCCGGTGCAGTGATTTCTTTGGCGTCCCCCGTTTCGGTGTTATAGACGATTTCACCGCGATGGTCTGGCACATATTCCCATGAATTTAAATCCAAAGAACGGCAGATTGCATAACCAGCCTTATGTATGCCGGGGGCATCTAAACAAGAATATGCCGGAATACCAACACCTACCGCAAGATATTCAGTTGATGCGGAAATATATTCCTTTGTCTCACTGTCATAGTTGTAAACGATGATGTTTCCTGCCTGTACGGCAATAAGTTCATTATTCAATATCGCGCTATTCATTATGCAGCTCTCACAATATAGTTAAATGCAATATTTCTCGGACGGGTTTCACGCCCACCAGGAATTTGAAAAGCATTAGCGGTTGTAGATCCGCCTTCCTGATTAATTCCTGTTGTATAAATACCACTCACACCATTTTGCAATGCAAATACTGTTGCGGTTCCAGGCCCACCACCTGGCCCAAAATACTTAAGTTCGAACTTTTTAATATCATCACTCTGAATATTCAATAAAGCACGTCCTGTATCAATGCCGCGTCCATCATCCCAGCCACGAATAAACTCACCGCGTAAATCCGGCAATTTATTTGTCGGATAAGCCTTCGCCAGTTTAGGATATTCAACGGCAGAAAACGCTGCACCGTTACATTTCAGCCACCCCGTTGGTGGTGTGGCTGAGGGCCACGGAACAGGCACACCAACGGGCAGCGCCGAGCCTTCCCCTAAACCAACGTTTAAGAAAATGCAGAGATTACGGCTAACTGGCATCATCCCCGGTTTTTATTCAGAGGATCCATCATGCTTATTGGCTATGTCCGCGTATCAACAAATGACCAGAATACAGAATTGCAGCGTAACGCGCTGGAGTGCGCAGGATGTGAACTGATTTTTGAAGATAAAATAAGCGGAACAAAGTCAGCCAGACCAGGCTTGAAAAAGCTGCTCAGAACGTTATCAGAAGGAGATACGCTGGTTGTCTGGAAGCTGGATAGGCTTGGCAGAAGTATGAAACACCTTATCACGCTTATAGAGGAGTTGCGGGAAAAAGGTGTTAATTTCCGTAGTCTGACAGACAGTATTGACACATCAACACCCATGGGGCGTTTCTTTTTTCACGTCATGGGGGCTTTAGCAGAAATGGAACGTGAATTAATTGTTGAGAGAACACTGGCCGGACTGGCAGCTGCACGCGAACAGGGACGCATTGGCGGACGTCGCCCGAAGTTGACAAAAGAACAACATGAGCAAATAGCGAGGTTGATCGAAAATGGCTACAGCAGGAAACAGTTGGCAATTATTTACGATATCGGTGTATCGACGATTTATCGTTATCATCCTGTAGAGAAGCGCCAAACTCAATCTGAGCTGTAATTCTAATGCCGCGTCGGTGTAATTTATCTTGATAGAATAGGTACATTTATCGCGCGGCACATCAATTCGATGTATCTAGCGCCTGCTGACCGCTAATGAAAACTGTCCTCGAAATGTTGTCCCTAGCCCGAGACTAGGGTATCACCTCTGGAAAGCATACGCAGAACCTTTTTTAACCCAGGGTGCCCAGCCTTTTTGCTGCTCGCCTTATTCGCAAAAATTAGCTCACATCCTGCGCTTTCAAGTGCTTTTCACTGCATAGCTGTGTTTTGTTCATTTGTCTATATGCGTACATAGCCTATTAGCATATTTTCTGCCCACTATCGTTATTTATTGCAAGCTACAGGTTTTAATTAACAAAACCAGTGTGTGTGGAAATCACAAAGTGCATACCGTTCTCAGATGTTGTTCAACTTACTGTTGTATAGGTAAAAAATGACATTTTATGTACATATCGTGATGTTATCCCTTCTTGGTGGGGTGTATTCGTATTTGAGTGGGCTATGTGAAAACCGTTACGAGTCTTCATGCAAGAAATTGCTGGCCGAATGTATTTCCGCCGTACTTGCTGGCTTTATTGGCATGTATCTCGCGGAATATAAGGATATGAATGAAAGCCTTCAGAGCTGCATGGTTCTTATTTTCAGCGCCAATAGCAGGCTTATTATTGAAGGTTCCAAAAGTTGGTTGAATAGGTAAGTCTCTTATGCAACATAACCGGTTGAGAAGTTACTTTGCATACCATTACCTCCTGACAACGTAGGAGGGAACTTGTGCTTGACACACAGGAATTAGCTCCAGTTGCTATTGCGCTCCTGCTTTCAGTAATTGGTGGGATAGGCACGTTCCTGATGGATGTCCGAGACGGTCGCCAGTCTGGCAATTTGTTGGGATTGGTTACGGAGATCTTTGTTGCAGTGACAGCTGGCGCGGTGGCGTACCTATTGGGGCAACACGAGGGCTGGGAGTTATCAATTACGTACTTAATGGTAACGATAGCCAGCAATAACGGTCATGAGGTGATTTCAGGGATGAAACGAGTGAATATCGATAGCATTCTGAATGTTCTTACAAGTTTGGTGAAAAAGGGAGGCGGGAAATGATTGGCTGGGGTGTATGCGTTCTTGCGTTAGCCTTAGCCGATCGCTATTTGCTAAAACGCAAGGACATCACGCATTTAGAACTTGGTGATGTGGAAATTAAACCGGGTTTCATCCGGGTGCCGTTCAAATACCGGTCTAAATTCCCGTTTTTGCGCGGCGCAACGGTCAGATATTGGATCCGCGATGTTCAGAAGCCGACGACAGTGATTGAAGGCGAACAACGTTGTTTGACGTCGGCTGAACAGGGCGAAAACAGTGAATGGTTGTACATACCCACTGAATATATGGGTAAAGGAGAGCGACTGTGGCATTTCAACGTCATGGTTACGCATGGCGACTCGTTCATTAACCCGTTGTATCGGATTTTCCCTGTTACTCAGCAAATCCGCAGAAGTTACGTAATAAATCTCGCACAGGATGTGTCAGATGACGAAAAATAAGTATGCAACGGTCGATTTTGACCAGGTTAATGAAAAGGGGCTGAAATCCCTTATCGCGGCGATCAATAAAACCGGTGTTACGGTAATTGAGGTTGACTCCAGCAACCGCGCAACAACGAAAGATGGCGTTAAAGTTAAAACCGCAAAGCTGGTTCTTAACGACGGACAAATTCTTGCCATACAGGTAAACGATACTGGCGATATATCGTCTGTGAGGCTGAATGGAAAAGCTATTCCTAACGCTCAATCGCCGGATATCAAGACGCTTGGTACCGTCATGGGGCAAGCGGCCCGCAAAAACTCCGCAAAATTCCAGAAATCACTGATCGCCAAAGCGAAACGTGTTGCCAATCCGGTAGACAAGAAACCGGCAGTAAAATCCAACTTTCAGCGCCTGCAAGAGGCAAAACAGCGGAATGCTCAGGTGGTTGCCGCTTATAAATCAGCGCAGAACTCGGTGTCTTTCAATCAACAGCAGATCACTGATTTGCGGGCGAAGCTGGATAAGGAGACAGGCCGACTCAATAACGAAAAGGCCCGAAATGGCGAACTCAAACGCCGTCTTAAGCAACTGAAAGCAGGAAATTAACATGGAACAGTTCAATATCAATAAAGGGGTGACGATCAAGCCTGGGCTTGACGTGCTTCCCCCGCCAGTGACTGATGATGAATATCGCGCATTAATGGCCGGTGAGGACCGCTATCTGATGACGGAATCCAACACCCTGGAGGAAATCGAGGCTACGTTCTTCTATGACACGCCGATCCACTGGTGTGCTACGGATTTACTGGAGGCGATTAGTTCTACTCGTTTGCAGTTACACCGGACCATGCAGGCATTTGTCCGGGCATTGAACCAGAAGCTGAATGGTACCGGAATCTCTGCGGGGAGTGATAAAACGGGGGATGTGGCCCAGAGCGGCGCGCGCGCGATCGGCGGCGCTGAAATTGGCCGGGCACGTAACGTTAACGGGCTGCCGGTCTTGCCAGCCATTATTCCGCTCAGTGATGGTCAGACTATCAGCATTCTGTTTCATAGCCCGACAGCGGAAAACCGGATCACCAATAGCGATACGCTGGTTGCTTTCCAGTTCTTACTGAATAAAAAAGACGTTACTCACACCGTTGCTCCGATGAGTGGACGTGATATGACGCTGGCGCAGGTCACCATGAAACTTGCCAACCTTGCAGAGAAAAACTCGGCAAAATTCCAGCGTGCGCAGAAGAAGAAAAAAGCCCTTGTTGATGAAATAACCCAACTACAGGCTGACAGTGACCAGAAAGAGGATGCCATGAGCGACCTCGCGGATCAGGTGGCAGCGGTAGAAGGGCAGAAGGCAGATCTGGAGCAGAAAATTAACGCTGTTGCATCGGAAGCGGATTCTCTTTATGAAGAGAATGAGCGTTTGCAGACGGAGATTGATCAGCTCAATCGCACTGGTGGGCGCGATACCATTGCTCCAGCGGGGATGACTGGTGGGCACTCTCGCGCGCTGACGGATCGCCTTGCCAGTATCAAAAATCGTATGCATATGGACGGGGAAGTGACGCTCAGTAATGGTGCATCAATGAAGCAATTCATTGGGGGCGGCGAAGGGTATATCCAGTTAACCGATCCGGATGGCAGCGTATACATGATCAAGGCTAAATCCATACAGGGTGTGGACATGGCAGATGCGATCGGCAAGCTGTTTAAAGCCTATAAAGCGGGTAATGTATCGGAATACCTGGTCCAACCAGAAGAACATAAACCGGAAAACGTCGAACCTGAACCAGCGGAGGATACCGGTAGCTCTTCGCCTGAACCAGAAGTCTCTGTAGGTGCATATCGATATGCCCTGCAAATGCGTCCGGCGGCCCCTGGCGCAATACCTGAAGGTAACAAAGCAATTCTGCCGCGCCCTGATGAAGGTGACCCGTATTATGAATATGCACGCTACGGCATTGCTACTTACGATACCCCGCTTTCTGATCAGCAAATGAGTGAGTACGACCTGAAGTTATTGCCTCGCGAGGATTCTTTCGACTTCCTGGCGAAGACACTTACTAATGGTCCGTTTGGCAAATATGCACAAAAAACTCTGGATCTGGCCACCAGCTCACCAGACGAGTTCCGCGTAATGCTGAAAACTCAGTTTCAAAAAACTTTCCCCAATATTGCGTTTCCGGGGGGCGCTGGCACCGAGAAAATGGTGCAGAGCATGATCAATACATTGCAGGCCGAAGTCGGTGAGATTACTCAGCCAGAACCGGCCCCGGCACAGCCTGATGAAACGGTTAGCGAAGCAGATGCAGAGGCTAATAAAGCCATTGAATATCTCAATAACGTGATGGATATGCAAAGCACTGACATGGCGGAGATCCGTAACGCTCGGGGCAATGTCCGGGAAGCGATTGCAGCCCTTCAGGCTGCCGGACGTTTTGAGGAAAACGAAGAGCTGGTTAACGGCGCAGCTCGCCACCTGGCTGATCTGTTGGTAGCAATCCAGAAAGCGGGGGTAGCGGCATGACACTATCAGCTATTGAGTTAATGGATCTCAGCGATAAGTTGGATGCTCTGATGTCCAAAGCGGCTACCGCGAGTGGCATGGAGTTGCTGGATATCAGCGATGAAATTGACCAGATCATGCAACAGATGGGGTACGGTGTGTCCGGCGGCAGTAGTGGCGAGGAAAAACAACCTTCGGTACATGATGGTGTGCCAAAACTGGTTGCTGATTTCCTGGCTGATAAATTCGTCGATCAGAGCACCGATGCATTTATCGGTACGTTACAGGACTTGAGTCAATATGTTGGCACATACATCGACCTGGACCAGGTTAAACAGCACACGGCGGCATGGATAGCCGCCAACATTAAAGAGGCAGCGTGACATCCTCCACGCCCCGAAGGGCGTGGATTCCTGCTACGTTCAGGCTGTCGCCTGAATCATTTCGGTGGGTTCCTGCTTCAACGGGCGGCCTGACTGCACCATCCCTCCACAGGCAAGTACGGCGTGCCCCGCCGCTAAAATGTTACGAGCGCCGTTTACATCGGCGTTCGCTGTATATCCACATACCTGGCATCTGAATTTACTTTGTGACAGGCGATTTTCTTTCGCTGTATGACCACAGCACGCGCAACGCTGGCTTGTGTACGCTGGCGGAACAGCAAGCACCTGACCGCCACGCCAGAGCTGCTTGTACTCAAGCTGGCGGCGCATTTCATACCAGCCCTGATCCAGTATCGAACGGTTTAAACCTGATTTTGCCCGGACATTGCGACCCGGATGACTTATCGTTCCCGCCGCTGACTTTGACATGTATTTAACCTTCAAATCCTCAATGACAATCATTGCGTGGTTTTTGCTGACGGTCGTTGTGACTTTGTGAAGGTAGTCCCTGCGGATATTTGCGATACGGGAATGCAGTCGCTGTATTTTGCGTTTCTGCTTCTGCCAGTTGTTGCTGAATTTGACCTTGCGGCTTAACTGTCGCTGAAGTCTCGCCAGCTTCTTCTGGTTTTTCTGAAAACTATTTACAGGTTCAAAGACTGTGCCATCTGACAGCGTGGCGAGTTTAGCCACGCCAGCATCCAGTCCGACCATTGATGCTGAAGGGTGAACAGGAGTGGATACCTCTCTTTCTGTCTGAATACTGATGTACCACTTACCGCAGGACTGGCTGACAGTAACATTTTTCACAATACCCGTGACCTGACGGCTATTCCGGTAGCGCATCCAGCCAAGTTTCGGCAGAAAAATACGGCTGTTTTCCTGATCGAGCTTAACACCCTGCGGGTAGCGGAATGCATCATTCTGTCCCCGCTTTTTGAATCGGGGAAAAGCTGCCCGATTCTGGAAGAAGTTTTTGTAAGCCCGCTCAAGGTCTTTCAGTGACTGTTGCAATGGCTGTGAGGGAGAATCTTTAAGCCATTCGGTTTCAGTGTCTTTTTTCCACTCAACCAACCAGGAAGCCATTTTCGTGTAAGGGATGTATTTTTTACCGGCCTCATGATTCTCATTCTGAAGCGCCAGAGCACGGTTGAAAACGAAACGACAAGCTCCGGCAAAGCGCCTCATTTGATGCTCCTGTTGACCATCTGGTTTTAACCGGAATTTGAATGACACCTGTTGTTTCATGTCACTATTTTAAGCAAAAATAGCCGGGAGGAAAACTGTGCCTTATATCCCCACTATGAGGAGCGTAGGGGGCGGCACATTGGATAAGGCGTAACAGGGATGAGCTTAAGCGATCAGGTGGTAATGGCCACCAGCATAGAAACGCTGATCGAGCTGCTAAAGAACCTGCCCGATTATGGGCGGGTTTCGTATGTGGTGACAGCGAAGGGAGACGAGGTAAAAACAGCGTTTGATATCGTCGATGCCTCAGCTATTTTGGTATCCAATACTCTGGATGGGAAAATTAATCCTGACTATCCCCAGGAACTTCAGCCGCGCGACCGGACCCGCGCATCCAGCCTTCTTCAGGTTAACCAGATATCCAAAGATTTGCGGCCTGCTCAGCTTACCGATTCCGGATTATCCAGCCATGGCGCACCGATAATTGGTGAGGACAATGCAGTTGAGTCAGGTAATGGACGTACCATGGGGATCATTAAAGCCTATCAGGACGGTAATGCGGATCGGTATCGGGAGTACCTGATTGAACATGCGACCGAATTCGGCATACGTACTGAAAAGGTTGAATCAATGACGGCTCCGGTACTGGTGCGCCGCCGGTTAACGAAGGTTGACCGCGTTCAGTTTGCCAAGGACTCAAATATTTCTGATCTTCAGGAAATGGCAGCCAGTGAAAAGGCTTTTGTTGATGCCGACAGCATAACACCGGCGATGATGGCGCTGTTTAATCCGTCAGAAAGCGGAGATCTGCTTAGCCGCAGTAATGACGCGTTTATTCGCGGATTCATGACGCAAGTTGGTGCCACACAGGCTGCTGGCCTTGTAACGGAAGATGGGCGACCAACACGGCAACTTGTTGACCGTATACAAAACGCGATCTTTGCCAAGGCATATAAGGATGCGCGCCTGGTAAGGATGGTTGCAGAAGAACCTGATCCGGATATGCGTAATGTTCTGACGGCGCTTAATGCGGCAGCCAATGATTTTGTCCAGATGCAGGCTTTATCAGGAGAAGCGCACAAGCAGGCTGTGACAACTATTGTTGATGGCATTGAGACAGCGGATAGCCTCGATAAAAAGGCGCTGGCGGCATTGAAAGATGCGGTAGACCTGGTAAGGCAATCGAAGGAGTCAGGCCAGCATATTACCGATGTTATTGCTCAGGGGGATATGTTCAGCGAAACAGCCCCGGAAGTGAAAGCTCTCGCGTTGTTCATCGTCGCGAATAACCGTAGCGCGAAGCGTATGGCCACCGCCTTTAAATTGATGGCTCAACGTATCAATGATGAGTTACAGCACCAGGGCCAGGCGCTGGGGGATATGTTTGGCGGTGGTGATGTGTCGTTACAGGATATCCTTCGCCAGGTGTCTCAGGAACTGGAAAACGAAGGCATGCAAGGGATATCCGGCGGTCTTTTCGAGTCCGTTTCCGGCGGTAGTTACAACGGTGTTGCTCCATATACCAGCTTGCTATTACATCGGGCATCCGGCATCAAAGACATTATTCATCTGATCAGGCTGCTTTCCCGTACAGATCCCCAGGATGAACAGCTTGTACAAGTGCTTGCGCATTTTGTTCGAATGCCTGTTGCCGACGTGAATAAATGGTGCCGATTATTCGGTATCAGCAATTCGTTACTTCGCGGCTTGTTAAATCACGCATCCTCCCTTGGGCGCGATGGCTTTGACGAGATAGCGCAGGCGATAAAAAACGGAGATATGCCACCAGCTATTGACTGGTTTTCCATTCGCCCAACCAGGGTGAAAGCATTCCTTAGCGCGGCGCATTCGGCATCACCATTGGCAGAAATGGTTCAGAGGTTGTCGCTCATATTCACAGACCATACCGCGTTGGGTGATCTGACTCTGGACGAGATGAAAGAAGCCTCCATTCAGTGGGCCGATCAACAAAATGAGGTTAACTCAGACTTCTTGCCAGCATTCAGGAAGGCCGTTAGTAAAGCGGATGATGCCCGTGGAATTCTGAAGGCATTTAAGGCATTGCAAAGTCGTGTTAATAAACATGTCGGTGATATCGATGGGGTAACGGCGGAAGGCCGGGATATCCTTAAAGAGCACGGCATAACGCCAGAGTTTATTGATGAGATCAGGACTGATATGCAGCGTGAGGTCGTATCGTCCCTGCAAATCGTAGCCAGAGCGTTGGCGGATGCTAATCCGAAGAGTGCGGCCATTGTTAACCGGGTTATTGGTGATATTGAAGCATCGGAGGGCATGGGGGCGCTGAAACTCTTCCTGTCGCGAGCGTTTAATCCTAACGGCAATATTCTCCCTGGCATTATTGGTGAGGCTAAAAAGTATGTCAGTGAAGAAGAACTTGAGCAGCTTGACCAACTACTTAAGCGATTCTCATATAACCCGCAGACACGCTGGCAAATGAATCAGCGAAGTATGGGTTCGGTCCACGAGAAAGTGTTATCTGCCATGAACAGTGCGATCGCAAACTCATCCGTATCTGAAGAAAAAGCTCTTGAGTGGGCCGACTCTTTTATCACGGAAGAAGTGGAAGAAGCCCGCGCTGGACAGAATGGTGGGATAGACCTGCGCAAGGAACTTGCTGATATTTATCGCCTGACCGGCGGGAAAATATCGACCTTATCAAAAGTGGTTCACCACCAGGGAAGGGCATATGCAAATCTAAATGGTGTTGTTGCTGTCAATTTGAACGATGAAAATGCAAGTGCACTGTGGCACGAGCTGGGTCATCATCTTGAGTACAGTAACCCTGGTTTGTTAGAGAAAGCCCGGTCATTCCTGAAGGCCAATGTTGAAGGGGATAAGCCATCTTTCGTCAATATCGGTGGGCGTGGCAAGCCTGAATGGTGCTTCAGATCTCGATTGAGTAATATTTATATGGCGAAGGTATACCCGCCAGCCTCAGTAAGTAACACCGGGAAAATTCGGCAGAAATCACCGACTATTTCCAAAACGTCAGCAACGGAAGTATTCTCTATGGCTCTTCAGTTGTATCATGACAAAGAGGCCGCTGCCGCATCACTGATGAATGGTGACGGATTGCTGGAACTGTTATTAGGTGTGGCAAAGGAGCTAAATAATGCAGATTAAAATCGCAGCGCCATTAGGCGGAGATGCCATTATCGAATTTGATGATAATGAAGAAGTTTCCGGGCGTTTAAGCATTATCTCCGGTGACATTACCGAGGACATGATCGCTGAAGCCATAGCTGGGGCAAATCCCAATAGCTATATGGGATTCGTTAACACCCTTGATGCTCCCGCAAGTGATGTTCTCCGAACGCTGCATCTTTACGCTGGCTGGTTTGTTGATTGGCCAGCAGTAGATGGTGGCGATGAGGACGACGACGATGATTTTGGTGATCATGTAGACCAGATCGTATATTGAAGAAATCCCGCCAATCGGCGGGATTTTTACCTCACGAGAAGCTTTTTTCTGATGTCAGCCAACAGTGCTCGTGCAAATCTCTTGGTGGTTTTTCGACAAATGCCTCTTCAGCCACATCCTGCCAGGGGATTTGTTTAGCCCATTCAGCTATAGCGTTATGGTTTGCCGAGAATAACGGTATTGTATAGGCCTTCAGCCAGTCTAATGTGCTGGAGTTGTGTTTTTGAGCGTGATGTTTCGCATGGTGTTTGGCGATCACGATCGTAGGCACTACCCATTTACTACCGTCAGTCATTGTGAAGTGCATATTACGGGGAACAGATGACTTTTCCATCAACTCCCGAATCCCGGGAAATTTCCCCAAGATCAATCGGCGATATTCATCGCTATTGCGCCCACCAAACTCTTTGGCTTTGAATTCAAGATATGCTTCAGAAACGAGAGGTGAATCCTCTGTGTTTAGAGTTATCGCCGTGAAAAAACCAGCAGGATTGTTTTTACTATGGGCCAACCGGTGATGCGAATCATAAAAGTACCCTTTCTCGCGTTCCGATGGTTTCGACAGCAACAGCAGGCGCGAGTCATAATTGGTTAAATTGCCAGTTATCACTGCATGAGCGCGATCGCTGATTTCCGCCGAGTTAATAACGATGAAAAGATCGTGCGGTCCAGTAAAACCAGCCAGAGACTCTTCGTTATTCAGACAATAGGTTATATAGACGCATCCCCATGTTTCACTGATATGCACCAACCCTTTGTCAGGGTGTATTCTGAAATAATTGCCAAGAAAAGGGTGTTTTTGGGTAACTCGCTCCCAATAACGGAACATATAGTCAATTATTGTTTTTCGACTATCGTTAATCGCAGGAGAAACAACCACTGTACGGGAACACGAATACAGTATTGTTTGCAGGATGCTAATCACTGCCACAATAGAGGTTTCCCCAATACCATGTGGTGTGGTGGCAGTGACTTTGGCTCCGGTGTTCTTTATCGCGTTAATAATTTTTGCTTGATGAGGTGTTAACTCAATATCAAGCAACTCTTTTGCTGCCAGTTCCCAATTGTCTTTATACCGTTCTATCAGTGCTAACCAGGCAGATTCATTCTGTATACGATTAATCACTTTCCACCTCTTCCGTGGTGTTTTCTTGCAGTTCTGTTAATGCAGCACGACATAGGTTCCGGGCATTGGCTATAGCCACACTTTTGACTTCATCCGTCATCGTGCAGGTAATGTACTGATCGAGTTCTTCAGCGCGGATGATGCTTTTGCCAATCAGAAACTGTATTTGCCATAGCAGATCGGCATCCATAATCAGAATTTCTGCCGGGCCTTCAGGGCCAGCCGGGAAGGAAACATAAGACTGTTTGCCCAGGCCGACAACTCGACAACTTGCTTCAAGAATTGCGCGCTTGAGGTCTGACTTTATAACGGAAACAGGTTGATTTTCACCAGTGATTACGCCGTTGACATGGAAAGGCATGTAGCTTGAAATACGCTCCACTTTCCACACGCCAGCAAGCGATCCTTCATGCAGCACAATGGGGGTAACCGCGAGTTTCATCTCACCATATAACTGCTGGCAGATAGCTGGATTGCTGAATACATCTAAAGGCTCACATTCAAACAGCGGCGCAATCTGCATGAGGTCCATCATGGTCATCCCTGGGGTACGAGCAGTAATGAATTTGCGCATACCAGTATCCATTGCGCTCCAGATTGCTACACCATGCTTTTTGCTCACTTCTTCAGTAAAGCCAAGGTGGCACATGATGGTTTTTTCGATAGCCAGATCGGAGATAGAAACCTTTTCGCCAGGTACACCATCATTATTGATGGTCACTTCGACACTCTGGCCATTACGCAGGCGGTATTGAATTGTTTTAGTATTTTGTGCTGCCATAGTCTTTTCTCTGCTTAAAAACTGATGTATTGCGCCTTCAGGTGGGTCAGGAATGTTTTCCCACCAGCGAAAGCAATATCTCGGGGTGTTCTGTTCGTTAAAAACGCGTTCCATTGCCAACTTTGGCGTTTTTTAGCGAGTTCGTGCTTTTGTTGGCGTTTGGACCACCGCTTTTCTTTCAGTCGTTTTTTACTCATAAACTCTAAAACGGAATATCGTCTTCAAAGTCCATTGGAGGTTCGTTATTGGCGCTGCTCTGAGGTTTGCCACCACCGCTGTATTGCTGGTGGTTTTGAGGTTGGTTTGACTGCCCCCAGCCATTTGAGGACTGTGAATCGTCGCGGCGAGCGCCGATCATTTGCATGGTGCCGCCCTGGCTGACGATAATTTCCGTCGTGTAACGTTCTACACCGGCGTCATCTGCCCACTTACGGGTTTTAAGTTTCCCTTCGATGTAGACCTGAGAACCTTTTCGTAAATACTCACTCGCAATTTCAGCAAGTTTTCCGAACAAAACGACTTTATGCCATTCTGTTTGCTCTTTCTGTTGGCCCGTTTGCTTGTCGCGCCATGATTCATTCGTTGCGATGCTGAGTCTTCCGACCGCGCCGCCATTTGGTATATACCTGATCTCCGGGTCTTGCCCCAGGGTGCCAATCAGGATGACTTTGTTTACACCGCGTTGTGCCACTTATCTTACCTAATAAAATAAATTAATTAGAGCAATAATGTATATCTTTGAAACGTAGCTAACAAGTGATTTGCATTATCCTGTGCCTTCTAAAGGGATCGAGTCAGTCGGTATTGGCTGTGAATGGGTGTTTGTCCTGGAGCGTAAAAAATTCGCTTATGAGGTCTTTATGAAGGGAAAAACAGCCGCAGGAGGCGGTGCAATTTGCGCTATCGCGGTGATGATTACCATCGTGATGGGTAATGGCAATGTGCGAACCAACCAGGCGGGGCTTGAGCTGATTGGTAACGCTGAAGGTTGCCGACGTGATCCATACATGTGCCCGGCGGGGGTATGGACTGACGGGATCGGTAATACACACGGAGTAACGCCGGGTGTGCGAAAAACCGACCAGCAAATCGCCGCTGATTGGGAAAAGAATATCCTGATCGCTGAACGCTGTATTAATCAGCACTTTCGGGGCAAAGACATGCCCGATAATGCCTTTAGCGCAATGACAAGCGCGGCATTCAATATGGGATGCAATAGTTTACGGACCTACTACAGCAAAGCGCGAGGCATGCGAGTAGAAACGTCCATCCACAAGTGGGCGCAGAAAGGAGAATGGGTGAATATGTGTAACCATCTCCCTGATTTCGTGAACAGTAACGGCGTGCCCCTGCGAGGTTTAAAGATTCGCCGTGAAAAAGAACGCCAGCTTTGCCTGACGGGACTGGTCAATGAATAAACTCCGGCAGCTCCGCCGACTTTCGACAATGAAGTTATCGCTGGCGGCGATAGTTTTCGACTCGATTTTCATGGCGGTATATGTGCTCAATGAGACGTGGCCACTGGAACCGCTATTATATGCCGGGCTTCGGCTGTGCCTGACATTTTTGAGCATGGCTGCAAGATTGATGCAGCAGAAAGAAACCGCTTCAGATTGCCCACGTCGCGCGGTGCGAAAATATATGGCACGCAGACGAAGGCGATAATAGTTAACGAGAACCCCGGCAGCCGCCGGGGTTATTTTTGATGGTTATTTAAACGGATTGATTGAATTATTAAACGTGATGATGCTTGTCTCACGCGGTGCCTGGACGTTAGCCGCTTGCGGAACCTCCTTAATTTTCTTGGTGACAGGCAAGTTGCGTGCGCCAACTTTGATCAGAGATTCGAAAAGTGTGGCAACGATTTTTGCATCACCAGGTTCTTTGAGGCGGAATGCGTCTTTTTGGGCGGCGGAGACGAAAATCGGGAGGTTATCCAGTTCGTCTTGCATTGCTGCCAGCACATCGTCGCGGATACCCACTGTTTCCTCCAGCAAAGCGATTCGCGCTTCAGCATCTGCGATCTTGGCCATTGCTTCGAGGTGGCGGCCCTGGCTTTCGAGTAGTGCGGTTTCCAGTTCTGCCGTACGCTCTGTCGCCTCCACCATCATTTCCAGTTCAGCCATTTTGCCGTAATGGGATATAACTGCCTGCACTGACTCGTCGGAGTACCCATGCGCCGCCAGGGACTCTGCCAGTAGAGATTTAGAATCCGCGCTTTCAAACATTCCGGCGCTGGCAGGATGATCCAGACTGATATAGTTCGGCGTTGTCACATAATCCACACCATGGAAGCTGGTGGTTACAGCGATTTTCCCGGACTCACGCCCGCCAGTGGCCCAGCTCCAGCCACCAGCTCGGCTTTCGATCATCGCGGCGACAATTTTACCCGGCTCTGTGTTAAGAATTTCCTGTGTATGGGTAACGATGCCGTTGTCGTCAACAGATATAGCCACTGTGCGGCACGCTGGAACATTGTCGATTACGACCGGGCGACCTTCCACCATGATCACGCTGGTTTCTGGTACTTCCAGTTTGCCAGTCAGCTGTCGGCGACCGTGACCGTAATAGCCGAAAAGCTCTCCAAGGCGTAAACCTTCCTGAGTTTCCTTGCTTTCAAGCATGGTCTTGACCGCGCTTAATACATACTGTCGCCCGTTCTGACGACCTTTTCGAGCATTGCTATAGAGACAAAAGCGGTCAGTGACCGTTTTCAAAACATCAGTCATTATCGTTTCCCTCTTTAAAGACCGATTCAAGGATTTGCGCCAGTTCCTGTGGCGGTGTTTTGATGATGGAATCCATCAGGTGATCGTCGTCCTCGCTTTTAGCTTTCAGTTCGTTCACCAGTGCTTCAGAGATTTTTTCGTCAATCTCCAGCACATCGCTGAACAGGTAACGTTTGAATGCATCGGAATTAGCGAGGACGCTGTTATTGCTGACGGCATCGAGGATTTGCGTAACGATGGTGGCGTAGTTCGCCTGCGAGTCGCGGTTATCGTTGTGCTCTTGTTGCAGAGCGGTATTAACGGAGTGGAATTCGATTTTGTACGGGCGATCACCTTCCGGGTATACCTTGCCGTACTTGAAAGCAAGATGAATATCGATAGCCCGCTGAATGAACTCTTCTACGCCCTGCTGGATCCATGAGGCGCGCATGGCGGCCTGAATTGCCGTGCGCAGGAATCCACCTTCACCAAGCCCGCCGGACATTTGATCTGCCCACCCCAGGAGGGTGTAATCGAGGCCAAGTGCTGCCGCCAGCTGGCGCATATAGGTGAGAATGTCTTCAATGCCGTTGATGTCAGCCTGGATGGTCTGAGTATCAATAGTCATCTGTCCCTTGCCGTCGCCCATAATAGGCAGCAGGGTATTGGTCACCGTAGGCATGTTATTCGCGCCGCGTGCGCGCTTTTCCATCAGGTCAGCTGCTCGTTTAAGCGTCTGAGTAATGGTGCGCGAATAATCGGCTGCTTTTACCGGATCCAGACTATTCATCGCCAGGCCGATGATTCGGTCAATTTTCGACGCATTAAAACGCGTTGCCTTCAGCGAGCGGATCGCCGAACGCAGATTCATGTACGGCTCGTAGGCATATTCGAGCAAGCTGGTCCCGTAATTCTGGGTTTCAATCGGCGTGCGCTCTTCCGGATCATCCAGCAGGCTGTAAGCCTTATGGCCAGTGTGCACAGGCATAAGGTTTGACTTAGGCCGCCAGTAGGGGATTTTCATAGGGATAATGGCCCACGGATCGGCGAAAACCATTTTCCCTGACGCGTCCTTCAGATAATCGCCGCTAAATCCCGCCAGATTACCGCTGACCTCGAACTCTTTGATGAAGCCCGGAAGGGTGTAATAGGAGCACTCAAAAGACGTGATCCCTATGCCTTCTTTGGCGTATGGCCTGACATAAGCCACCCCAAATACAGACATGATAAATGCCCACCCGGCGACCTCTTTGTTGATGGTTCGCCCGATGTCGTTCATCAGCTCGTCACACAACCCCTGCGCGGCGTCATAGTCACTATCGTTTCCGTTGTGTACCGGCACGATAGAGAAGGTTTGTCCGGTCTTCTTATCGAAAGAGAGCGCGTGCGTAATATGGATGTTCAGAGCGGTGGCGATCGTGCTGTAAACCGCCATTTCTTCGAGTAGCGGATAGCGTTGCAAGCGATCTTCTGGCAGTTGAACTTCATCAAAGATAAAGCGACTTCCGTCCACCAGCCCATCGCCAGCCATGCCACTATCGCCCGGTTTGCCGCCTAAGAAGCCGGACAGTTGTACCGGTGCCCCTGCGCGAGAAAACAAATACCCACTTCCGCCGTGCACAGCCAGCGCGGACAGGAGGATGTTGTCCCGTTCTCCGTTGTCTTTAAAAACCCCCGCCAGCGCCTTCCTGACCGAGGATAGCGTGATTTTATTGTCTGCCAAGATTGCACCTTAATTAGAATAATTCGCATCGTGTTTGAACGGAATTTAACACTAGTCACTTGTTAAGGATTACCAATGAACAAGCTATCTATGGGGGTGTTTCGCTGTTCAAGTGTCAGCGAAATATTGAAATACATTAGGGCAATAACATCTCACCGAGCGCCGATTAGATACGGCGTGGAAAAGGTGGAAGGCAAAAGCTATGACCGACTACGCCGGGAGGCGAATCAGAAGGCGATTGATTTGCTTAATTCGCTGGTGGACGGCGCGACACTGACAGATGAACAGCGCCAGATCCTGGCTGGGTACACCGGTGAAGGCGGCATTGGCGGGTCCGTCTCCGAATATTACACACCAAAGCCGATCGCTGAAGGTGTCTGGGAGATCATGAAGCTCTACGGCGCGGACGTAGGTAACACTCTGGAACCATCGGCGGGAACCGGCGTTTTTAATGAGACAAAACCGGTTGGTACGGTGATGACCGCGACTGAGATCAGCAGTGTTTCCGGTCGTATAAACCAGCTGTTACATCCGGAAGACAGCGTACAGATTTCCCCGTTCGAACAACTGGCTGTAAGCACGCCTAACGATTCATTCGACCATGTGGTGGGTAACGTTCCGTTCGGTGGTCGTGATAACACACGCAACATCGATAAACCTTACGCAGAAGAAACGGACATGGGGTCTTACTTCATGCTCCGCATGTTGGACAAGATAAAGCCTGGCGGATTCATGTGCGTGATTGTGCCGCCGTCCATTGTTTCAGGTTCAAACATGAAGCGGTTACGCCTGCGTCTATCCCGTAAAGCTGAATTTCTTGGCGCTCACCGCTTGCCTACCGGTACTTTTGACGCAAACGGGACCAGTACGGTCGTTGATGTGGTGCTGATGCGTAAACATCCGGCAGAGATGGCTGAGAAAATCCCCCTGGTGGATGAAGGCACTCTTGAATCGGCAAATGTGCTTTGGCCAACGTTTATTTCTGGCAAGTGGTTTGAAAAGGACGGCCGCCGGTTTGTTCATGGTACTCAGGAGAAGGGATTCCAGGGGCGTATTGAGGTTCGTGCCGACGGGCAGATTGATAACCTGGCTCTTAAAGCGAAGCTGATTCATCGTTTCGAAAGTCGTATCGACTGGTCTTTGCTCGATATGGCTGAACCGTCACCGACCGCAGATGTTGTTGATGAAGGGGAAATGCGCCTGATTAATGGCGTATGGCAAAAATATGCTGGTGGTCGCTGGATTGAAGCTGATGCCGGGAAGGAGCTGAAGATTGATGTTGCCAGTTATGGCGCGGATAGCTGGGAGGCTCTTCAGCGTAACCTGACTACCACAGAAGGTCGTCTCGGCATGACATTTACCCAGATGGCAAATGTCCGCGATAAGTACACCACATCAATCAGCGACGATATGGTGCAACTGGTGGACTGGATTAACAGCCAGCCTGAAAAATACCGTGAACGCTTGTATCGCGGGGCGATGATTGGCCGGATGTTAATTGAATATCAGGATATGAAGGCCGCCGGGCATAGTGCTGAACAAATCGAACAGCAGCGCCTTTCTCTGGTATCCCGTTTGCAGGCAGAGATTGACCGCTTTGGTAATCCTGGTCGCGGTCCTATAGCGAAATTGTCGGGGAGCGGTGCGCGCGCCTGGTTTGCTTTCCGTGGTGCGATTAAGCTGGATGGCACTATTTCAGACGAGCTGACAGGAAAGCTGGTTACGCATGACTCCAGCGCCAGTTATGACTCCACCAGCTATCAGGACACCCTGCGTTATCTCTATAGCGATCTTACCCGCGATCCAATCCAGCTCGATGATTTCCGCCTTGCGTTTACCGGCGAACTGCCAGCCAGTGATGACGAGTTGCTTAATTTATTGGCCAGCACCCCTGGTATTGCGGTTTCACCGTATGGCGGGATTGTTCCGTTTGCCCGCGCCACCAGCGGCGACATTAACGAGATAGTGGCTCCAAAACAGGAATTCCTCGCCACGCTCCCCGACGGTCCAGTAAAGAACAACGTCCTTAATCAGCTGGCAGCGATCGAAGAGAAGCGCATCAAGACGCCAGCAGAGAATATCCGGTTTAAGCTCAATAGCCGTTGGTTCGACCGTTCCGTCATTCTGGAATTTTTGCAGGAAAACGGCTATCCGGATCTGCGCTATGTGCAGTCAGTGCAGCTGGAAGGCGACGAAATGGTTTCTGACACCTATCACGGTGGTGATGGCCTGTTCGTAGGACACCGATACGGTGTCGTCCAGCGCAAGGATAAAGAAACAGGCGAGATCCGCTACGAGTGGGACCGTAAATCAGGTGAAAACGCGACCGGGTTCCCGGCACAGCTGGAAAAGTATCTCAATGGTGCGCGTATCGGTGGCAAAGATAGCGCGACGGCGAACGGCTACCGCGAGCAGATGGCACTGCTTGAGGACCAGTTCAATAAGTGGATCAAGACGCACGATCGCTACGATGAGTTGGTTGCCAAATACAACGATGTGTTCAATAGCAATATCCCGTATGAACACTCTGGCGATCCGCTTGGGTTGAAGGGATTAAGCGGTAAGCGCCAGCCATTTGATTACCAGAATAGCGAGGTGCGCCGACTGTCCGAAGATGGGCGCGGCATCCTGGGCTTCGGCACCGGGCTGGGTAAAACGACGACCGCGCTGGCGCTTGAGGCGTTCAACTATGAGAACGGTCGCTCCACCCGTACTGCTTATGTAGTGCCTAAAGCAGTGCTGGAAAACTGGTATTACGAAGCAAAAGAGTTCCTGAGTGAAGAGGCATTCAGTAACTACCTGTTCGTCGGTCTTGATGTGCTGATGGATGGCGATCAGATTCGCCAGGTGCCGGTGCTCGATGAGAACGGTAAACCTGTTCTTGGTACTGATGGCACTCCAGTTATGCGCGATGCTCTTAAGCTGGCAGATGAAGCCACTATCACGGCGCGGATGAACGCGATCCCGCACTCAAATTACCGTGCAGTCGTGTTTACCAAAGAACAATACGCCCGCATTCCGCTACGTGATGACACCGTAGATGAGCATGCACAGGATATGCTTTATGACTTCGTTGCCGCTGGGCGCGTAGCCAGCGCAATGGATTCCGATTCCCATCGCAAAGAGGCGGCGCGTCGCCGGGTATTGTCGGAGTATTCAGATACCGGCACCGAAAAAGCAGAGAAGTATCCGTACTTTGAGGATATGGGCTTCGATAGTGTGATCGCTGACGAAGGTCACAACTACCGCAATAGCTATAAAAATGGTCGCGAAGCGTCACAACTGGCCTATCTGCCCACCAGCGCGGTGGCGCAATCGGCGCGGGATATGGCAATTAAAAACGCGTACCTGATGAAAAAGAATGGTGGGCGCGGACCGGTTCTCCTGACTGCAACGCCAGTCGTTAACACCCCGATCGATGCATACAACATGCTTTCTCATGTTCTGCCGAAGGAATACTGGCAGAAGATGGGGATCTACGGTCCTGATGACTTCGTTAAATTCTTCGGCAAGACCAGGCTGGAAACGGTACAGAAAATCAGCGGTGAAGTTGAAGAAAAAATGGCACTGGTGGGCTTTGAAAACCTTGATGCGCTGCGCGGTATATTCCATCGCTGGGTAACGCTTAAAACGGCGGAAGACGTTAAGGATACCGTGGAGATCCCGGAACTGGACGAACACCAGCAGGATGCACCACTTACTGAAGAACAACTGGCGGCGTATGAAGAATTGCGTCAGCAGGCGGAAGCGGCGGCCAAAGCCAACAATGGCGTAACGACCTCGGTCAATGAAGACGGCGTGATTGAGCACGAGAAGGCCCGTCCGATCTTCTCAATAATCAGGGATATGGACCGCGTATGTACTGACATGGACCTGTACTATCGCCGGATCACCTATCGTTTCCTGCCGGAGTACGCCGATGCGGTGCAGCAGCTGGCGGACAGTTTGCCTAAACAAGCCACCAGCGAAGACGACGACAGTGATGATTCAATCACGCAGCAATCGCAATACTCCCTGATAGATAAGGGCGAGTTTATTCAGTTACAGGTTCCGGAAGCGTTCGAGCAGGAAGTGAATAAGCGCCTGGCCAGGTTTGGCATTGACGAACAGACCGTAACTCACCCCGTTACGCCCAAATACGCGAAGCTGATTGCCACGCTGAAGGAGTTTTTCCCGGAAGGTAAGCAAATCATCTTCACCGATGAAAAAACGCAGCACCAGAAGCTCAAGCGCATTATCTGCAATGCTCTTAACCTTGAACCTTCAAAGGTGGGGATACTGAATGCTCAGACGGTTGCCGAGGCAGGTAAAACCGGTAAGAAACTGAAAGCGGTTAAACCGCCGAAAGAGTTACCGGATGAACCAACAGATGCACAGATAGCGAAATACAACGAGCAAATGGCTCTGTATGACGCCTATATCGCGCAGCAAAATGAAATGTCGTTGGGCGGTCTGGAAAAGATTGCAGCCGACTTCCAGGAGGGCCGGACTCCGATCATCATCTGCAACAAAAAGGCAGAGGTGGGTATCAACCTGCATCGAGGAACGACTGACATCCATCATCTGACGTTGCCATGGACTCCAGCCAGTATTGCGCAACGAAACGGTCGCGGTGCCCGAGTTGGCTCCAACCGTGCAAGCGTTCGCGTTCACTACTACTGCGGCAAGGGTTCTTTCGATGAATACCGACTGAAGACGCTGAAGCGTAAAGCAGGCTGGATCTCCGATATCCTCCGTTCAGATAAGTCAGAAATGGAGAACGCCGACGCCAACGATATGATCGAAATGCAGATGTATACCGCTAAGGATGATGGCGAACGTCTGGCAATGATGCAGGTTCAAATGGATAAGGCGAAAGCTGCGAAACGCGCTCGCCAGAAAGAACAGGCTACTATCGACCTTCAGAACTACATCAAGGTGCAGCACGCAGCTGGTGAGGATGTGGAGGTACTTACCGCTGAATTGGAGCGAAGCAAAGCGGAACTTGAAAAGACCACCGCCGACGTCGCCAAATTCAAACAGGCGGTAATGGCCAAAGCAGCTGATAACGCAGACTGGAAAGCCCGCTGGGGTAGCGTCCATCACACAGACCGTATGTTGTTAGCACAGTATCGCGCGTCGTTGAAAAGCGCCATTCAGCGCAAGGCTAATATCTCTCAGGCCATCTCCCGCTATGAGAAATTATTGAACCGTACTCAGAAGGCCGCGACGGATATCAAACGCCTGCGCCCGCAGGTGGAGGATGCAATAAATAAAGGCATTCTGGATGTTGATCCTGATCTGGTTAACCATGCGAATGAGTTCCTTGTTATCGGCGATCGCTCATGGCGTGTAGGCCAATACTACGATTGTGCCGGTGATATCGTTCGCATTAAGTCGCTGGACTTCGACAGCCAGCGCGCAGACGTGGAGATCATCTTTACCTTCAAAGGCACCAAATCGGGTAACTGGGATGTGAAGACGCTGGATAAACAGGTTGATGTAACTCCCGATGAAGATGCTGTTATGCAGAAAATCAGTGGTGGCGTCTCCATCGCCGGGATTAACGACATCATTTCCTGTGACGATTTCTACCGTTTCCAGCAGCGCGGCATGATCAAAATAACTGACTCGTACGGCGTTCAGACTACAGAGTCAGGCTATAGCATTGATTTTGTTGGTACCTATACGGACCCACTGAAGCATGCGGTTTACCCGGATCGCCGTGACGGCGCGCTGAAGTCGTCAATTGCAAAATGGGTGCTTGGTATGATGTCGGAAGGGAATAACCGCCAGGTCCGTTTGGCAGAAGTATTCCTGACTGAACTGTTTGGCTCCAATTATGGCGAGGTAATCGCGTCATACGGAGATACTCTATCCCCTGAAGCACTTCAGGAGAAAATAGCGGATTCGATCGCCAAAATGCCGGAGAAAACAAGCCAGGGGGCTACTCGTAACGGGGATTCTGAACTTGAGGTCACCAATGCTATTTTCGGTACCCATGAGTTCCGGGCGTCAGATTATGAGATCACCACAGCACAGTTTGGCACCATTGGCATTTACAGCAATAAAGACGAGATCAAGCAGGCAATGGACGCAGCAAGTGCGCGCATTGCAGCAGAACGGAAAGCCAATCTGAATCATGCAGTCGCCGCGCTGACTCAATCGTGGGTAACAGCAATCAGGGAGGCCGCCACCACAGGAAAAATCACACCGGCAATTGCGGATGTCGTAAACGACGGCTCTAAATTTATGGATGCCTATAAAATGGATGCGGTGCAGTTGCCATCAGCCTATGGCCAACTCAGCTATCGCATAACCTACAACCTGGTATCAATGTTTACTGACCTTGCCATCCTTGGGCTGGTGGACCTTAACGAGGTTACGCCGGAATTACTCAGCATGCGCAAGAATCATGTGGAGATATTGCAGAGAATTAACACGGTTCTTGCCGGGCGCACCGATGAAGAGAAACAGGCCGACGCTGATCGGATAAACCTGGCCCTTGGCAACATCACGGAGGAAGAAATTGCCGCCAGAAACGAGAAACAAGAAGAGTTATCATCAATACAGGGTGATGCCACCAGCATAGCTCAGTCTCTTGGTCTGAATTATCGCGTATCCACCGCCGATCTGAAGATGATGTACGCACCAAAATTCGCCGCTGGCGAGGTATTTGGGCTTCAGGAAGCCTCAGGCATGAAAGGCGTTCTTTTCCGTGCGAAAGACGCAATCAAGGCGAAATTCGGCGCTCGCTGGCTGCCAGCGAAGGCGAAGAACAGCGATTTCCCGGGTAACTGGTGGATTATCGAGACAAAACACAACGTGGCGGACGTTCTGGCCGTCATCCAACAATACGCATAACAGGAGCGCCCGGTTCGCCGGGCGTCGCATAATATGGCCACACTATCTGATACAATAAAACCGAATAAAACATATCTTGAGGCGGTACTGCGTACAGCGTTGTTAGGAAAGACAGAAGACGAATACGTTGATTTCTTCCTGTCAGGGCTACGCGGGCGATTACTGAAAAATCCCCGCCTGTACCGCAGCTATGGTCCATACTGGCCGGAAATTAAAAAATTATTACTGGAGCGCGGTTATGGTAATTTCGGTCGTCTCGTTGACCGTGACGTTCGCAAAATTTACCGTTATGACCGCCCGGCGCTAACACTCATAGCCGCGACGCTCTACAGCCAGGAGCGTTTTGATAATGGTCAGATATACTCAGCCTGGCATTTACTGCCAGTGCCTGAAGAAGTTGACGACCAGGACTATGAGTTTGAGTCTTACGATTTGGAAGTTGAAGCCTTGGCACAGGCTGGAGAGAAAACTTGAAAAAGCGATACTACACAGTAAAGCATGGGACGCTACGAGCATTACAAGAGTTTGCTGACAAGCATAACGTTGAGGTGCGCAGGGAAGGGGGAAGTAAAGCTCTGCGCATGTACCGTCCGGACGGGAAATGGCGTACGGTCGTCGATTTCAAAACTAACAGCGTTCCCCAGGGCGTCCGTGACCGGGCATTCGAAGAATGGGAGCAGATCATCATAGATAATGCATTGCTTCTCAATGCGGATTAAACTTCCCCAAATTATGGCTGTTTGCTCACCGAGCATCGCTCAAAGAAGCACGATTCTTCAAACATATAGATAGTGATAGTGCCACAACTTCTGGCTCTAACGGGCTGGGGAGGCGGCGCTTTGTTGCTAAATGATCTGGTTTAAAATGGATATGAAAAAAGAAACGATTTTTTCCGAAGTAGAAACGGCTAACAGCAAGCAACTGGCTGTGTTGAAAGCTAATTTCCCACAGTGTTTTGATAAAAACGGAGCCTTCATTCAAGAAAAATTGCTTGAGATTATTAGAGCATCGGAGGTTGAACTCTCTAAAGAATCATACAGTTTAAACTGGCTGGGTAAATCTTATGCCCGTTTGTTGGCCAATCTACCACCGAAAACGTTGTTGGCAGAAGATAAAACACATAACCAACAAGAAGAGAACAAGAACAGTCAAAACCTGTTAATCAAAGGGGATAACCTCGAAGTATTGAAGCATATGGTTAATGCTTATGCTGAAAAGGTGAATATGATTTACATTGACCCACCATACAATACGGGTAAAGATGGATTCGTCTATAACGATGATCGCAAGTTTACACCAGAACAGCTTTCTGAACTGGCAGGTATCGAGCTTGATGAGGCTAACCGCATACTTGAATTTACCACCAAGGGTTCAAGCAGTCATAGTGCATGGCTGACATTCATTTATCCTCGTCTTTATATTGCACGTGAACTTTTAAAAGAGGATGGAGTAATATTCATCTCCATAGACGATAACGAAGATAAACAGTTGGGATTATTATGCGACGAAGTATTTGGGCAAGGTAATTTTGTTGCAAAACTCCCTACAATCATGAATCTCAAAGGCAATCATGATAACTTTGGCTTTTCAGATACGCATGAATATATATATGTATACGCTAAAAACAAAGATGTTTGTAGTTTGGGGCAATTCGATATTGATGAAAGTGAAGTTGAAAAAGAGTGGGATGAAGATGAATATGGGCTATTTAAAAGAGCTGATACATTAAAGCGTACTGGCCAAGATGCTTTTAGAAAATCAAGACCAAAAGGTTGGTTTCCGGTATTCATCAATTCAGAAAATAAGGTTTATGTAACAGATGATGATAAACCTCTTAACGAAGATGACTATGTACTTTACCCAGTAAGCCCTACGGGTGAAGAGCTTTCATGGTCGTGGGGAAAGAAAAAAATAAATGATGAGTTTTATAATCTAATAGTAATAGATATAAAAGATGGTAAAAATATCTATAAAAAACAGCGGCCTGCTCTTGGAGAGCTACCAACTAAAAAGCCAAAATCAATTTGGTATAAACCTGAATATAGTACAAGCACGGCGACAACTGAGCTTAAAAATCTTTTAGGTGCAAAATTATTTGAAGGACCAAAACCTGTTCCTCTTATAACCGATCTTGTAAAAATAGGAACAAAAAAGGATTCATTAGTTCTTGACTTTTTTGCTGGCTCTGGTACGACAGCAGAAGCTGTTGCATATTTAAATGAAAAAGATTCAGGCTGTAGGAATTTTATATGCATACAAAAAGATGAAGTTATAAATAAAACAAAGAATGCCTATTCTCTTGGCTATAGATCTATTTTTGAAATAACAAAAAAAAGGATACAGGAGGTATTTAAAAAAAGCACAACCACAAGTGATAATGCGGCTAAAATAGGTTTCAAAGTGATTCATACTATTGATGACTTTAGAGCAAAAGTTGAGTCTGAACTTACGCTCACTAATCATACATTCTTTGATGATGCGGTATTAACGCCTGAACAGTATGATGCCCTATTGACTACATGGTGTGTATATGATGGTAGCTTGTTAACAACACCTATTGAAGATGTTGATCTTAGTGGCTATACAGCACACTTTTGCAATGGCCGTCTGTATTTGATTGCACCTAATTTTACTAGCGAAGCATTGAAAGCGTTGCTCCAAAAGCTGGATTCAGATGAAGATTTTGCCCCAAACAAAGTCGTGTTTTATGGTTGTAACTTTGAAAGTGCAAAACAAAGGGAGCTTAATGAGGCGCTAAAAAGTTATGCTAACAAAAAATCTATTGAGTTAGATTTAGTGGTAAGGAACTAATCATGTCAAAAGGGTTCACATTCGAAAAGAACTTACCGCATCAGAAAGCAGGTGTCGATGCGGTGATGAACGTTTTTGTTTCCGCGACATCTCATCAGGAGGATAATGTTTCTATTCGCCTGTTAGTTAATCCAGAATTACGGCTTACTGAACAGCAATACTATAAAAATATAAAAAAAGTTCAGGAACTCAATGGTATTGAACATGTAAAAAATAATTACGATGCTGGAAGCAACGTAATCGATGTTTCTATGGAGACAGGTACAGGTAAAACGTATACCTACACTAAAACAATTTTTGATCTGAACAAATCATTTGGCATTAATAAGTTTATCATTATTGTTCCTACTCTATCGATCAAAGCTGGAACAGTGAACTTTTTGAAAAGCGATGCGTTAAAAGAACACTTTAGAGATGATTATGAGCGTGAAATAAAGACTTACGTTGTTGAAAGTCAGAAAAATGCCGGTAAAAGCACAAAATCGTATATGCCTCAAGCTATACATGATTTTGTTGAAGCTAGTAATTTCAATAAGAAATATATACACGTTCTTGTTATTAACACGGGAATGATTCACTCTAAGAATTTAAATTCCACTTATGATGTTGGCTTGCTTGACAATCATTTTGATTCTCCCTTTTCAGCTCTTGGTGCGGTAAAACCATTCATTATCATTGATGAACCACATAAATTTCCTACTGGTAAAAAGACATGGGAAAATATAGAGAAGTTTAATGCTCAATATATTATCCGCTACGGTGCGACCTTTAGTGAAGGCTATAAGAATTTAGTTTATCGACTTACAGCAGTGGATGCATTTAATGAAGACCTTGTTAAAGGTATTGATGCGTACATTGAGGATATTGTTGGTGATGGTGACGCCAACCTAAAGTTCATTAAATCTGATGGGGAAGAAGTTACATTTGAGCTAAATGAAAATAACAAGAAAACTTTATTTAAGTTAACAAAAGGTGAATCTCTATCTAAGACACATAGTGCTATTCACGATTTAACTCTTGATGCCTTAGGCAAGAATACAGTAGTGTTGAGTAATGGTATTGAGCTAAAAATTGGTTGCTCAATAAACCCCTATTCTTACGATCAGACACTTGCTGACAGCATGATGAGGAAAGCTATCAAAGAACACTTTAAGTTAGAAAAAGAGTTTCTGACACAAAGGCCACGCATAAAGCCTCTTACTCTTTTCTTTATTGATGATATTGAAGGTTATCGTGACGGTAATAATATTGCCGGAAGTTTGAAAGCTAAGTTCGAAGAATATGTTTTGGCAGAAGCTAATGAACTGTTAAAAATAGAAAAAGATGAGTTTTATAGTAACTATCTTGAAAAAACAGTTAAAGATATATCTTCCGTTCATGGCGGTTATTTTTCAAAAGATAACAGTGATAAGGATGATAAAATCGAGAAGGAAATCAACGAAATCCTTCATGACAAAGAGCTTTTGCTGTCTTTAGATAATCCACGTCGTTTCATTTTCTCCAAATGGACGTTGCGTGAGGGATGGGATAATCCTAATGTCTTTCAGATCTGTAAGCTCCGTTCGAGCGGTAGTACCACATCCAAGCTTCAAGAGGTAGGGCGCGGTTTGCGTCTTCCTGTGAATGAATACATGTGTCGAGTGAAAGACCGCAATTTTACCCTTAAATATTATGTCGATTTTACAGAAAAGGATTTTGTTGACTCACTTGTTAAAGAGGTCAATGAGAGTTCTTTCAAAGAAAGGGTTCCAAGTAAGTTTACTCAAGAGCTTAAGGAACAAATCAGGGCTCAGTATCCTGAGCTTTCATCCAGAGCACTAATGAATGAACTTTTCAATGATGAAATCATTGATGAAAATGATAATTTCAAAGATTCAGATGCCTACAGCCGCTTAAAATCCAAATATCCAGCAGCATTCCCTATAGGAGTGAAACCAGGTAAAATCAAAAAAGCTACTGATGGAAAAAGACGCACTAAAATGCGTGTTGGTAAGTTCAGTGAGCTGAAAGAACTATGGGAATTAATCAATCAAAAAGCGGTGATTGAGTACAAAATAAACAGTGAAAATGAGTTTTTATCCATTTTCAAGTCATTCATGCTCGAAGAAACAGAACGATTTACCAAATCAGGCGTTCATACTCGCATTGATAAAATTTACATCCACAATGATATGGCAATGTCGAAAAGCATTGTTAGTGATGACGATGACTTTGCTAAGCTAAACACAATGAGTTATCGAGAGTTTCTCGATAACTTATCACAGACTATTTTTGTTAAACATGATACTTTACATAAAGTTTTTTGTGATATAAAAGACACTATTAATATCACTGAATACCTGAATATTCAAACAATCAGAAAAATTAAATCTGGTTTTAGTAAGTATTTGTTGAACAATTCGTTTAACAAATTCAGCCTCGGATATAATTTGATTTCGGGTTCAATTCATCCCACAAAGTTCACAAATGCTGATGGTAAGCCTCTAGACGAGGTATTATCAAGTGATCTTGGTGTATTACAGGATAATTCAAAAGCACCATTAGATACTTATCTTTTTGAAGAGGTTTTTTATGATTCAGAGCTTGAAAGGCGTAATATAACAGATAGAGAGATCCAGTCTGTTGTTGTTTTTTCAAAGATACCGAAGAATTCTATTAAGATCCCGGTAGCTGGTGGATACACTTACTCACCCGATTTTGCTTATGTTGTAAAAACAGCAGAAGGTGATTATCTTAACTTTATCATTGAAACAAAAAACGTAGATAGTAAGGATAGTTTACGGCTTGAAGAAAAAAAGAAAATTGAACATGCCCAGGCGCTTTTCAATCAAATAAGTCAGTCTGTTAAAGTTGAATTCAAAACGCAGTTTGCTAATGATGATATTTATCAGTTAATCAAGAGCGCATTACCATAATTCCAGTTTAAAAGGAGGTGAAAACCTCCTTTTTATGACATCCAACACGACCTGAAAGAAGTGGCGCTCAGGTCGTTAAAAATAGTTTCCCTTTCCAGTTAAGATTCCATGTGGAACGCTTTTTTCCGCAAGTCTCTGTGTGCCGCGAATTATGTTAATCAGTGGGCTTAGTAACGATGGTTCCTGGCGTGGCTCAACTTCTCCAGCCATTGCCCTGATGTAGTCGGAGTTTGCAACGTTGTTGTATTCCGTTGCGAAGCAGCATAACAACGTCAGAACGTGCTCTGTCGTTATTTCGCTCCAGTTGATGTTGAAAAATTCATCGCCTTTTTTGTCATGTTCGGAATCGAAGATGCTTTGGTGGAGGATGTATTTGCCGGATTCCTTGCGCGGTAACTTGATCGCTTTCTGGCGTTCCAATTCCTTGTAAATCTGCATTGCTTCAATCAGTACCGGTCTACCGTTCATGAAGGGATCACGCAACCTTACACGCTGGCCAACTCGACCGGTAATAAAGCTGTTTTCCTCTTCCACCAGCACGATAAAACCCTTTTCCTCTTTTTCTCGCAATTCGCGCAGCAGCTGGAGTTCCATATCGCGGCGGCGTTCAGGGTAGCTGGTCCGCTCAGCCATTATCAGCTCATTGTTGATCCATGCAGCAGTCATTGACGCCGGTTTGCCGACGCTCATTGAAACAACGCATATTTTCTTATCCATAGCGCCCCTACAAAAAAGAAAAGCCACCAGCGGCGGCTTAGCAATACAACAGAAGGTAGCGCCCGGTACTCAGACTGTGCCGTCCATGGAATATTTGAAAAGGGATCCATCCGTACCGGGCGTGTGATGATTCTGACTCAAGTCACTTGTCAGTTGTCAATCATTTAAGATTAAAAATAATATATTTATTAGTGCATGATGTTTGCCATTTCATAGGCGTCAGCCAGCAACTCCATCTCTGACTTGTTCAGCAAGGTGAATTCTTTCTTGCCTCCAACCACACCATCGGCATGAACAGGGACCAGCCAGGGGTATTTTTCTCTTACTTCAGCCGGTGCTGCATGCTGGTGGTGCCATCTACAAAGTTGCAATTGCTTTTTGTGACAACCAGGCGCGGTACGACCGGAGATATGGTGCAGAGACACCTCTTCAGATATTACTCCATGCATATAGCAGGCAATGCAGGGGAGAGCGCCAAGAGCATTGGCTATGCGCCGTTCCTCCGCCGTCGGTGTTCGTCCCTTCAAGTCACGAGATTTTATTTTTACCGCGCTTTTCCGCGTTTTGCTGGCTGGTGGGCGCTCTTTCTGTTTAGCGATACGGCGATCGATAGTATTCCGCATTTTCTGATATTGAGATTCTCGCCAGGCCGGATCAGCCAACTTCTCCCGTTGCCGAGCGATCGCTCGTTCTCTGGCTGCCTTCTGCCACTTGCGGCACTGTTCAATTTTTTGTTCGATTGTTTTCATATGGCAAAAAAAAGCGGCCTAATGGCCGCCAATGATGTCAAGGAGTGAAGTAATGGCAACGTCTTCGTAGTTGACAAAAACTGCGGCTCAATTATAGCAATCAATTAGAGCAATGATAGATATTTTGTTAATCGCGAATCACATTTTTTCACTTCAGTACCTGTGTGCTATACTCCTTCTTGATTGATTGGATGCGGAATACAAACCCGCTCTTTTGTGCAGCCTGGCTCCTTGCCAGGCTTTTTTTTATTTCAGCATGGAAGCTGTTAACGCTTTGGACCTTGCTGAACTGATTGAGAGGGCTTTGTCAACGTGCCCCAAAAATTCGCCAAACTCAGACATCACTTTGGCAAAACCGCGCCGTGCTTCTTCCTCGGTGGCATTCATCACGAAATGTTCAGCACTACGAATACTTTTGACAGGGAACGCAACAGATATTGAGTCAATATCAGCCATTCTATCGCTTAACTTTACAGTGACAATGACGGCTGGCGACTGAATATTAGTGCTTACAGACAGCACTACATATTTTCCGCCGATGTCGAAATCCTTTCTCATATGTCACCATAAATATCAAATAATTATAGCAATTTCTTATATATTGACGGCTAATCACCATCTTCCAGCAGGCGCACCATTGCCCCCGTTTCACTATCCAGATTACGGATATAGTTCATGACAATATTTACGTTGGTCCAGCCACCAGCTTGCATGATCTCCGGTATTGAAACTCCGGCGCGGGCCATATCTCGCGCGGCTCCGACACGGGCACTGTGTCCAGACCAGGCAAGGTACCTCTGGCCAGAGTCATCCTTAGCCCCGTAAATCAATCGGTGAGTTGCTTCAAAAATCCCTTCCAGGGCGCGAGTTGATAGCTGGCTGGTGGCAGATGGCGCGGCAACACCATTTTTTCTGACACGGCAAAACAAGTAGTTATTCGGATCATCAGCCACACCAGAGACAGTAATCCATCGCTCAACCAGTTTAGTTACCCCCAGACTAAGTGCCTTCTCTACACCAGCGGTGCTAACCAGCGTTTTCGTTCTGCCAATATGGATTAACATTCTCCCACCGTCAGTACGTGAGATATCTTTAACTCTGATCCTAGAAATTTCGGCTATACGTAACAGGGTGTTATAAGCAATCCCCAGAAATGCCAGATTACGTATATCCTGGCAGCGATCGCTATTTTCCATGAGTGAACGAACCTGGTCGAAATCAGTGCGTTCGAACGCCAGCGCCTGTTTTGCACGCTCACCGGCATCAACGTTTTCTTTTCGGATCCGTCGCATGACCAGTGAAACAGCATTGCTGTCACTTGGTCGTGGCAGCCCGGACCGACGATGAAGCATATTTAGCTGGCCCAAATGTTGCTGGATAGTTTTCACTGCCAGACCGCGCGCCTGAAGATATAGAAGATAATCGCGAACATCTTCAGGTTCTGCGGGAAACCACTTCCGGTTATTCAACTTGCACCATGCCGCCCACGACCGGCAAACGGACAGAAGCATTTTCCAGGTATGCTCAGAAAACGCCTGGCGATCCCTGAACATGTCCATCAGGTTCTTGCGAACCTCATCACTCGTTGCATCGACCGGTAATGCAGGCAAATTTTGGTGTACGGTCAGTAAATTGGACATTTAACACTCAGATAATGGTTTTAAGTAAAGTGTACAGGATCGGCTCTGCCTTTACCTGTTTATGGTTCTCGTCATAGAAACGCCAGCGACCGCGCGTGCGTTCTATTTTCTCTTCACCGCGCGATAATGACAGTTGACAACTATCACGATCAAACCCTTTTGCCCGCCAGTAACCACGGTTTTTCTCAAGCTCAAGATGAGTGGACACTTTAGCAACTGAATATCCCATTTTTCACCTCTGATTGATTGGTGGTGCTAAGTGCGCTACGCGAAATCTGGAGCACTAACACTGCCAACTTTTCACAGATTTTACGTAGCGCAACCTTGATCAAATGATCAAGTGATCACTATTTGACCTGATAAGGTATTGAACTGTATGGATTTACAGGTAAATTGATCATGTTCAATAACCCTTAAG